CAACTACTTATGCTTCCGGTTATGGTGCGGCGTTGAATCCTAGTTTTGTAACGCAATGTTACGCTACCGGGCCAACTTTTCGCCGTACTCATACGTCAGACCACAGTAGAACGTGGTGTGAAGGTACGTTTCGATATCACCTGCCTCCCGGTCCTAAAGATGTGGACTGGCAGGTAGGTATGCTTCGCAGGATTATGGGCGGTCGGCCCACACCCGACTTGATCTATAATCTTATGCCGTGGACTTGGTTGGCCGATTATTTTACCGGCCTTGGCGATTTCATTCAGGCGATCTCACCTGGCGTCGCTGATCGGCTTGCTGCCGATGGAGCTTGGCTGATGAGGTCAGAAGAATGGACCGCTACCACGGATGCGAGTGGGTGCTTCCAAGGTGACTACAAGAATAATGCTGTTAAAAACACAGTAACTTGTAGCTCAAGCACGACTACGATTCGTAAGATGCGTAGTGTAGCTTCACCGTTCGGATGGGGCGTTAAGCAATCAAGCTTATCGCCCATGCAGTCGGCGATTTTGGCTGCCCTAGGGGCTTCCAAACTCGGGTGATGCACCCCAATATCGTGAGATATTGGTTCTCTTTCAAAAGATTGGAGTTATGTCATGTACGCAGATCCTCAGACCGTTACCGTCAACGCAGTAGCGAAAGCTATGCCGCGGGTTGGGTCATCTGTCCCGAATAAAGTAGGGACTTTCCAGACAGCTGATGGGGAATTTGACTTCCGCATCAGCCAGAATGCTACGAGCAATCGTTTTCGTCGTGAGGCTCGCCTCACGCAACGTAAGGTTGCTCCGGATCCGATTTCGGCAGTGAATAAGGAAGTTTCGACTTCCGTCATCATTACCGTAGACGAACCTAAGTTCGGCTTCTCGGATACCGAGCTCGGCTATCTTACTGCCGGGCTTGTTGCATGGTTTACCGCGGGTAACCGCGATAAGCTGCTGGGAGGAGAGCTCTAATACCGACGCCTAGTTAATTACTAGCAGGTATTAGAACCTCTAACGAGGTGTACATGGCAGGGTTTTCACAACCTCATATAGAAATGGGGAATGAATGAAAAGACCTACTACACTCCTATGTCGGGTCCTTCTAGACGAAGGGCTGCAGACTAATCTTGCCGTCGAACGAGACGTCCATACAATTGAACGTCGTTTCGAAGATGAGGGTATGAGTTTCTTAACGATAACTCTCCCTTCTCTGGATGATGCCTTGATCCAAGGCCTCACACAGGGTTTCCTCACTCCTACAATGTTTCCCGGATTTAAACCGAGCAAACGTAGGGGAAAGCTCCCAGCCTTTATGGCCGGGTTCTTCAGGAATATCTTCGATGAAGATGGTTGGTTATTGGAGTCGCCATGTATACGCTCTATCCGAGCGATACGCCAGGTAACGAGACTTTGGAAAAAAGTCGAGTTACCTTGTTCTCAGACCCGCATTAAGCAGGCCTTTGAAAGGTACGTCTCTAATGACCAAGGAATCTCAGGTTGCGCTGATAGCCGTATCGATGTTCGCGACACTTGTCGCAATATCGCTAGCTATCTATGGTCTGACCTCGAAGGCTTATCTGGAGGACTTTACTGTCACCCAGCAGTTTTCGGGTCAGGTGCCACCTCCGAAGGTTTGGCGTTCAATCAACGTCATTCCATCAGAGAATGGCCCGAGCGTGGAGATGAAAGTTTCCCCAGCTCGTTCCATGCCACCTCTAATGAAGGAGACCTTGAATCCCTTGTGGGCTTAAGGTATCTAACGGAAGAGGAGGAGCGGCCTGTACGTGTTGTACAGGTCCCTAAGACTCTAAAAGCACCGCGTACGATATCGGTGGAGCCGAGCTATATGATGCTAAGACAGCAAAGTATAGCAAAGCCCCTTATGGAATTGCTCGAGTTTGGATATCTCGGGTTTAAGTCCATACGTTTCTTCGATCAATCGAAGAATCGCGAGCTCGCACGAGTTGGTTCTCTCGATGGAGGTTTATCTACCATCGATCTGTCAGATGCATCTGATCTCGTCAGTCTTGACGTGGTTAAGATGATATTTCAGACGTGTCCTAGTTTCTTGCAGTTTTTGCTTGATTCTAGATCACGGAGTGCTAAACTACCAGACGCTTCTGAGATTGTACTCAAGAAGTTTGCTTCTATGGGATCAGCACTTTGCTTTCCTATTGAGGCTATGGTTTTCTTCACTATTACTCTCGCGAGTATGGTGAACCAGTCTGGACGGCGCCCATCGAGAAAAACGTTGGAGCAGCTAGCTGCCAAGATAGCTGTATACGGTGATGATATCATCGTCCCAACGGAGATGGCAGATGGCGTAATGGATTGGCTCGAAGCCTTCGGGCTCCGGGTTAACCATAACAAGTCCTTTACCAAGGGATTCTTTAGAGAATCTTGCGGCGGCGATTATTACAAAGGAGAGGATGTAACTCCCTCCTACGTACGCCAGTGGACTGACGCCATTAACATTCGTAATCCGCAGTTTGTAGCGGCTTGCGTGTCGTTATCCAATCAATTTTACATGAAAGGACTTTGGCATGCTAGCCAATACTTACGGGATATCGTCGAGTCGGAAGTTGGTAAACTCCCGCACACAACTCAGCCTATCGGATGTCTTACTTGGGCTTCGCATATCAATGATAGCGGGCTCAGGTATAACACGTCTACAAGCGGATACAGTGTGCGAGGGCATCAATTACTCCCTCGACGACGCCAGGATCCGGTTCTCGACATTCGAGGCGGGCTGCTCGTGGCTTTTGGGCCACAGGCAGCAGCTCGAGGACGCTTTCAGTTCGGCAGCTTTGCTAACG